CGTGGCGGGCTGCATTAAATTAAAGGGGGATGGGAAATGGTTAAAAAAGACGAAGTAGAATTTGATGAAACTATTGAGGGGCTTAGGTGTGTTGGAATTTTAACATCTCTGGGCCACAGATGTGGATATGTCGGAATAGACAAGACGCATCCCTTCTATGGTTTTCACTACCTTGACCAGATTCCAAAAGAATTCCTTTGTCTCTATGAAGACATCAAAGAAGAACCTATTGGGAAAAGAGGAATGATTGACCTTTTATTTCATGATCCAAAGAACCCCAAAATTGGATTTCTATTTGATGTTCACGGAAGTATTACCTACTCCGAATCAAATAAAAAAGGGTATCCAATAGAGACCAAAGAGTATCTTTGGTTCTTTGGGTTTGATTGTAATCATGCTGGTGACTCAGAAAACCCTAAAAGTAAAGAGTATGTTAAGGCCGAATGTGAAAGTCTTGCAAAACAATTAAACGCGGCGGGTCTATTCCCGGTCGTCGGCCCCGGATACCAAAGGCCGGTTGAAGAGGTAGCATGATGCGGAGGGGGTGGGCAACCACCCCTGATGCAAGAAAGGAAAGAGGAGGCAATATGGAAAAAGCTTTGTGGTTAGAAGAACGAAGAAGAGGCATCGGGGGTAGCGACGTGGCCGCCATTATGGGCTTGTCGCCGTGGAAAACAGCGTATCAGGTTTATCGGGAAAAAAGAAAGGAGGTTGAAGATTGGAGCGGAAACGATTTGACGGACTGGGGCAAACGCATGGAACCAGCAATCCGCCAATGGTATTCCGATCAGACCGGGCGCGACGTTCGCCTGCCAGAGAAAATCATGTATCATGCAAAATATCCCTTTATGCTGGCATCGTTGGACGGTTTCACCGACGATGGGCGCGTGGTGGAAATCAAGACGGCCAGAAGCGGCAAGGATTGGGGCGAACCGGAAACAAACCAAATCCCCGATTATTATGCTGTCCAGGTGCATCATTATATGACCATCACCGGATTCAAGGTGGCCGACATTCCTGTTTCGATTGCCGGCGGATCACCTTCCATTTATACCGTCGAGGCGGATAAAGAAATATCAGAAATGATTATTGAAGCCTGCGCTAAGTTTTGGGAGCGCGTTCAATCAGGGAACCCGCCCGATCCTATCACCTATGCCGACGCCGTGGCACGGTTTGGCAGTCTGAAGGCAGAGGGTGCTATTCAGGCCGACGATAGTGTTATCCATGCCGTTGAGTGCATTAAGGGCGTCCGGTCGCAAATCAAAGAACTGGAAGAACAGGAAGAGGTTTGGAAAGCGCGGATCATCATTGCCCTTGGCGAGAAAGCTGACGCGCTTATTGACAGCACAGGACAGCCGCTTATCACATACAAACTGGCCAATGGCAGGAAGATGTTTGACGCTAAGACCTTTGAGAAAGATCAGCCGAACCTTTATCAGAAGTATTTAAAAACCAGCGAACCGTCAAGACGGTTTCTCGTTAAATAAAAAGGAGCAACACAATGAATACAATGAACGGAAACTCAGTATCAGCGGTTTATGAAGCACCTATCGCCACCAGACCGCACGCGAACGCAGCAATGGTCGAAGTCGAACAGCAACGCGCAATCAGCGAAGTTCAGGGCGCTATTATCCTTGCAAAGAGATTCCCCCGGAATCAGCTTGAGGCCCTTGACAGGATCACGACCGCCTGTCAGCGCCCGTCCCTCGCAGAGCAGGCGCTTTACTCCTACGCCCGCGGGGGGTCGGAAATCACCGGCCCGTCAATCAGGTTGGCCGAAGCTATCGCGCAGAATTGGTCAAACCTGCAATTCGGGATCAGAGAAATTGAACAGCGCAATGGCGAAAGCACAGTTCAGGCGTATGCTTGGGACATGGAAACTAATGTCAAGCAAGAAAAAACATTTCAGGTCAAACATGAACGCTATACGAAAAAAGGCCGATATGCACTTGAAGACCCACGCGATATTTATGAAATGACGGCCAATCAGGGCGCGCGGCGACTCCGCGCCTGCATCTTGGGGATCATCCCCGGCGACGTTATTGATGCCGCCGTTAGCCAGTGCGAACAGACATTGAAGGCGAAAGCAGATACCTCGCCGGAAGCCCTAAAAAAACTCGTTGAAGCCTTTGCCCCTTACAAAGTGACAAAAGAACAAATTGAAAAGCGAATCCAGCGCCGCCTTGACACAATTACACCGGCACAGCTAATCCAGTTGCGAAAAATTTATAACAGCCTAAAAGACGGAATGAGTGGCCCGCTGGATTGGTTTGATGCGGCATTGACGGAAGAACGGGCGCCAGCCGATGCGAGCGTTTCTCTGAAAAACAAACTAAAAAACAAACAGGATAAAGAACCTTCCGCCGCCGTTCCAGACCCGGAACCGGCTGAAATGGCACCAGCGCCGTGCCCAGACAACCCAGAAACGACATATACGTGGGCATTTTGCAGTGCGTGTAAAAAGTTTGTCGGATGCCCGGCATGGGGGTGAAAAATGACCTATTACCAAAGAAACCGGGCCAGGATACTGGAGCTGGCCAGGAAATATCGGGAGGCAAACAGGGCGGAGATCAACCGCAAACAGCGTGAGCGATATGCGACAAACGCCGACTACCGGCAATATCAGGCGGACTATAGAGATGAATACCGGAAGTTTTACGGAAGGTAAAAACATGAACCATGAAACCGTCAACGAAATAGAAATCGCAGTTGCAAGATACTTTGATACCCGGGTTAACATGATTATTCCTAATGTTTTTTGGGGACTTGATTTGCAGCACGAATGCGACATTTTTGTCTTAACCAAAACAGGTTGGGCCTACGAGGTCGAAATTAAAATTGATAAATATGATCTAAAGGCCGATGCTAAAAAGAGGCATGGCCATAACTCAAAACTATTAAAGAGATTATATTTTGCAATTCCCGAAAAACTAGAACCGGAAATTAAAAACATTTCAGAACGCGCCGGTGTATTGGTCGTCGATCCTAATGGTAAGGTCAGTAAAATAAGAGAGGCAATACAAAACGAACTGGCAATTAAAATAACCGATGAAAAAGCATTAAAACTAGGAAGGCTTGCTGCCATGCGAATCTGGAATTTAAAGAAAAAAATAAAAATATGTATAGACACTATCGAAAGAATGAATACCGGAAGCTTTATGGGAGGATTGAAAAATGATTGGCCTTGAAATCAATGAAAAAAAAAGCAGCGTTAAAAATAATAGAAGAGTGCTCTGAATCACTGGAGAAAAGGGGTGTAGAAGGAATAACTGATTTGCAGAAAAAATATGCAGATAAGGGGAAACAATATAAGAGCATGGCCAAAAACGAAGTTCCTGAAAGATATTATTATTTTTGGGCTAACCATTATGAGATATACAAAGGCAAAACTATCATAGAGCTTACAATTCATCACGTAAATCGAAGATACGGACCGTCTCCAGACGGGTGGGCATTGCTGGTGACACGATGGGTTTTGACTGTTGATGAGATAAATGGCGCAACGATTTTCGGAGAAGTCAGAGATTGAATACCGCTAACTTTACGGGAGGAAAAACATGAACCAGATAGCAATGCTTGAATCGTTGATCGAAGTACTGAAAAAACAGATGGAAATTATCGAGCAGCAAGCAAATGATTTAAAGTGCTGCGGGAATTGCAAGAATGCCCCTGTTACTAATATATTTGGAGAGCCAATAAATGGCCATAAGGTTTGTCCTAAATGGTATCCAGATGGGCTAACAAAGATTGACAGGGTATAAATAAAGGATGAGATTGGAGGCAAAGAATGAAAAAACTATCAATTGACGATCTAATGGCAGAAATTTGGGCAGCGGGACGGAACTGTGATCGCGAAAAATATGATAATGCTACGGATGAATTGAGCAGCAGGTTCATAGAACTCGAAAACCTTAAGTGTTGCGGCAACTGTAGAAAATATACTGCAACCCGTAGGTGCTACATCATACATCCCGGATCACATTGCTGTGAATTTTGGTATCCCGACGGGTTGAAAAGGAAGGAGAGAGCATGACAAAGCGAGAATTATTAAAATTGTTGAAGGACGTACCTATGGACGCGGTCATAGGATTTAGGGCGAACGACTTGGGCGAGGATTGTCCCGGAGAACATTTTAGAACTGGATTTGAATTGGAACCGGATGATTTTGCAAAAAAGGAAGGTTTTGATTTTTTGTTCATATAGTGGCTGGGAAACAGAATGTGGGAAGAAGTTTATCACGCGGCATGGAACGCCAAAAAACAATGGCTTTAAGATTTGCCCGGTCTGTGGACGGAAACTAAGACAAAAAGTGCTT